TACAGCTACTTCAATTATGGGTGGAGGCCTAGCTGGAGGACTTGCTTACAAAGCTATACAAGGTGCTATTGTAGGGGAGAAGTATTCTAAAGCTATGGCTAACGCAGATTACCTAGATTCACAAGGTTTCTCTGATCAAGCTAATTCTATACGTTCAGCAGCTAAAGATTACGGTGATTCTAAAGGTCTACTAGGTCTATTTGATAGCAGTAAACGTAAGAGCCGTGAGTTAAGTGCTACCCGACAGGCCTCGTCTAACAGTGGTTCTACATCTACTCTTAACACTAAGTATGAGCGCCGTGGAGAAGGTGACGGAAGTAGTATTAACGGTGGTTACAATGACGCTGGTTATGATAACATGGGTAAGCGCCGTAGCTTCTATGAAGGTAAATCAGATTGGAACGAGCCTTCCCGTAATGAATCGGATAACGATCAGGTGAACAGTAATCCGTCAAGGGGTGGTGGTTCCAGTTCTAGGGGTTCTAGTTCAAGTTCTAGTAATAATAATATGACTGGTTCGGGAAGACCTTCTTATGTGTCTAGCAATAGGGAAAGCAGAGTTCAAGCTGCTGAGAATGACGATAGAGGTCCACAACCGTCTAGTGTTTCTCAACAAACCTATGAAAGAAACCAACAAAGCTACTATAAAACTGGAGGATTCGTAACTCGCCGTAAGTAAGAGCACTACACCTATAATAATTATAAGGCTACTCAGCATAAAGCTGGCCCCAACATAAAGGAAATACAATGGCTACTAATGAGATGGTAAAAGATACTACACCCCGTAATGCAGGTTTTATTGATCGTGGTTCAAACCATGCTGTTAAACAGGCACGTCTAGCTAAAGATGAAAGTGAACTTGAAGAACTAATGGCTAAGCAGAATGGTGGTTCTAATGAGGAAGAAGAGAGTAAGGAACCCGATAGCGAAAGCTCTGAGGACTCCGAAGTTCAGGTTGAAAGTAATACCAAACAAGAAGAAGCCGAAGAGAGTGCCGAAGCACAGGAAGAGACCTCTGATCTAAGTCGTGAAGAGAAGTCCTTTAAGAAACGATATGGTGATCTACGACGACACTCAGCTAAGAAGGAGAAGGAGTTAAAGGATCGTATCGAGGCCCTTGAGAATAACTCAACAACGGCTCCCATTGCAGAAGATGACATAGAAGAGTGGTCTAAGGCTAATCCTGAGATTGCGAAGTTGTTTGAGGCTATTGCTTATAAGAAGGCAAGTGAACGGGTAGCTGGTGCAGAAGAACGCTTACGTGCTATTGACGAAGCCCAATACGAACTAACACGTAGTAAAGCAGAAGATGTAATACGTCAGACTCACTCAGACTTTGATACATTACGTAATGCTGATGAGTTTCACGATTGGGTTGAGGCACAACCTAAAGTGGTTCGTGATGCTCTGTACGAGAACTCAGACGATCCTGCAAGTGTCATTCGGGTCATTGATCTATATAAAGTAGATAATGGACTAACTCCAGCAGCTAAGAAGAAGAAGACTAAAGACGCTGCTAAGACTGTAACACGTAAGTCAACTCCGAATGTATCTGAAGAGGGTGCTGGTAGTGCTCTACGTGAGTCTCAGGTACAAAAGATGAGTGATGCAGAGTTTGAATCTAAGTACGATGCTATTCAAGAGGCTATGGCTTCTGGTAAGTTTATCTACGATATCACAGGAAAGGCAAGATAATACTAACATACTTATAAATATCTCTTGACAATTCAGAATAAGTATGGTATAACTGTAGGTAATCATGAGGCCCCTTCTAGGATACCCTTAGATTACTTACAGTAGCCCACTAATGGGTTTAACTACTGAACACTAATAATCACAGAAGAATACCTGATAAAGTACAGGCCCATTCACGTTAAAGTGTATAACTGATCCTTTTACGCTTGACATTGAATGCACCCTAGAAAGCCATCAGCCCTTTATACAGATTGTTTAGGTTCGCTTAACTAGGGTAAAGTAACCCTTAAATTCAAGCCAAAACATATGGAGAACATAAAATGGCTTTTCAATCCGCTTCTGGTTGGGGTAACCTCCCTAACGGTAACTTTTCTTCTGTAATCTACTCGAAGAAAGTACAACTCGCTTTCCGCAAGAAGACTATTTGTGGTGACATCACTAACTCTGACTATTTTGGTGAGATTAGTGCTCAAGGTGATACGGTTAAGATCATCAAAGAACCTGAGATTTCCGTAAGCTCGTATGCCCGTGGAACTCAGATCAGTGCTCAAGACCTTGACGACGAGGACTTCTCTCTGGTAATCGACAAAAGCAACTACTTTGCTTTCAAGATTGACGATATCGAAGAGGCTCATAGCCACGTCAACTTTATGGACTTGGCAACCAACCGCGCTGCTTACCGTTTGGCAGACCAGCATGACCAAGAAATCCTTGGTTACCTTTCTGGTTACAAGCAGTCTGCTTTGCATGGTAATGCTGACGAAGTAAACGACGAAGTTAATGGCACTAAAGCCGTTGATACCGCTGGTTCTGACGAATTGCTTTCGAGCATGAAGTTGAACAAAGGTTCGTTTGGTAACATCACGACTGCTTCTGCTGGTGATCACTCGATCCCTGTTGTTGCTCGTCTGCCCGGTGCTACTTCGCTTCCTAGTGGTGCAGCTTCGCCTGTTATGGTTATCAACCGTATGGGTCGTCTCCTTGATCAGCAGAATGTTGACAAAGATGGTCGTTGGCTCTGCATTGACCCAGTGATGATGGAAGTCCTAATGGACGAAGACAGCCGCTTCTTGAATGCTGACTTCGGTGATTCAGGTGCTCTCCGTAACGGTCTGGTTCTTCCTAAGTGGAATGGCTTCCGCGTCTATTGCTCCAACAACCTTCCTTCGATAGGTGGTGGTGCTGGAACGACTGGTTCTGCTAACCAGAACACTGACTTTGGTGTTATCGTTGCTGGACATGACTCTGCTGTTGCAACCGCTGAGCAGATCAACAAGACAGAGACTTACCGTGACCCTGACAGCTTCGCTGACATTGTACGTGGTATGCATCTCTATGGTCGTAAGATTCTACGTCCAGAGGCCCTTGTAACTGCAAAGTACAACCTTGCGTAAACTAGTGGGTACTCCAACAGGGGTACCCTACTTAATTAGCTTTTAGGAGTAATAAAATGGCTAAATCACAATCCTTGTTAAGCAAGGCGTATATGGTAGAGGCTACTGTCGAACTACCAACTGCCTCTGGAACCGTTACTGGTCCCACGGTAGGTGCTGGTACGCTTGTACTGGCTGCTGGCGTTGAATGCATTGACGCTGTAGACGATGTAACTTCTTACACTGTCGCAGTGTCGGATGGTACTACGTCCTTCATGGCTGCTACTTCGGTAGACGCTGCAACTGCTGGTACTTTCGTCTATGGAACTCAGACCCAAGACGTTATCGACGCAGAAGATACACTAGACGTTGTAGCTGCTATCTCAGGTTCACCTGCTGCTGCTACGGCTCGTGTCTGGGCTATCGTTGTTGACGTTAATGCTGCTCATCGTGCTGCTGCTGAAGTAGACCGTGACGTTCTTGCATAATACCTAAAGGTTAGGCCCTTAGTTGGGCCTTTCCTTCCTTGTCCGATAAGAGAAGAAGAGAATGGCATACACGTACCTAGACCTAACGAATGAAGTTCTCGCCCGTATGAATGAAGTACCTTTAACGTCAGCAGGGTTTAACTCCGCTAGAGGTTTCCAGATACAATGTAAGAATGCTGTAAACGACTCTATTAAGTACATAAACCAAAGTGAGTTCAACTGGCCCTTTAACCATGAAACTCAAAGTGAAGTTCTTGTAGCAGGTACTACTCGGTATTCAATACCAGATACAGCTAAGACAGTAGATTACGATACATTCCGTTTAGTTAAAGATGCAAGCCTAGGTACCAGTGGTGGTGGCCTAGGTGTTTTAGATTATAAAGAGTACTTAGAAAAGTATGTAGATCAAGAAGATGATGCTACAGTGGACGGTTCGGTACCTCGTATGGTAGCACGTACACCTGACAACAACTTCTTATTATATCCATACCCAGACAAAGCCTATACACTCAAGTACGAGTACTACAACCAACCAGTATGTTTATCTGCTGCTTCAGATGTACCTGTTATACCTGTAGCTTATCGTCAGGTTATAGCTGATGGTGCTACTTCATATGCATATCAATATCGTGGTGAGACAGAGCAGTACCAGATGAACTTCCAAAGGTTTACTAGTGGTATTAAACATATGCAAACATTACTGTCTAACAGGTTCGCATATGTAAGGTCAACAGTTATCAATAGAGTGGGTGTATCTTCTCCTCTGTTTCCGTCTGTATCAGGAAGTTAAACTAAATGCCAGACAGTTCAGGCTTACAGCCATACCTGTTCCCTTTAACGGGTGGCCTACATTTAGATAGGTCTGCATTTGCTATCGAACCGGGTATGGCATTGGAGTTGGAGAACTTCGAGCCAGATACCTCTGGTGGTTACAGACGTATAAATGGATATACTAAATGGGACTCTGATGTAGTTCCCTTTACTACTGCACCTACAGAACCAGTTCTTATGTCTGCCTTCTTTCAGGGCCATGTAATTGCTGCTAGAGGTGAGAGTATCTATAAGTCCTCTGGCTCTGGTTGGACCTCCATAGACTCAGGTAGGACGGGTGCTAAGCGTTATTCTTTTATACGATTCAACTTCACTGGTTCAGAGATAATAGCATTTGCTGATGGAGCTAACCAAGCTTCTTACTGGGATGGTACTACCTTATCAGATGTAAACACTGCTGGAGCGCCTTCAGACCCACACTATATACAGGTACATAAGAATACTGGTTTCTATTCGGGTATGTCTTCTAATCCTAACGAGATAATATACACAGCCCCTCTTACTTTAGATGACTTTAATGTAGCCAATGGTGCTGGAAGCTTTGTTATTGACTCTGCTGTTACAGGTATGATAGGCTTCCGTGAAAGTCTTTACATATTCTCAGCTTCTAGGATATACGAACTAGTAGGAAGTTCAGCAGCAGACTACCAACTTAAGCCTGTTACTAGGGAGATTGGTTGTAGGAATGGTTGGACTATTAAGGAATTTGCAGGAGACGTAGTATTCTTAGGGCCTGACGGATTACGTACTATTGCTGGTACAGCTAAGATTGGTGACGTAGACTTAGGTACAATTTCCAAACCTGTACAACGTCTGTTCCAAGGTAAAGAAGACGTAGATGACTTTACATCTATAATAATACCTAACAAGACTCAGTACAGGATATTCTTTGGTAAAGAAGATGTTCTAAGAGAGAATACAGAAGGTGTTATATGCTCAAGGAAGGCTGAAGGTTACGAGTTTTCTACTACTAGAGGTATACGTCCAGCCTCTTCTGATACTGATGAGTACCTAGGTTCTTTCTATATTATGATAGGTGGTTTTGATGGATACGTGTACCGCTTAGAGGAAGGAAACACCTTTGACGGTGAGACTATAGTAGGTAGGTATCGTAGTCCAGACCTTAACGCTGGTGATCCGGGATTACGTAAAGCATTCCAACGGGTAGTAATTAACTACGCCCCTGAAGGTAATATTAACGCTGATCTATTCCTTCGGTATGACTACGAAGCCGCTAATGCACCTAGGCCAGAGCCTTATCCCTTCGACTCTACTCAGGTTGTGGCTTTGTATGGTACGTCTAAGTATGGTGTTGCTACTTATGGTGGTCAGACAGACCCTCTTGTACGTCAACCTGTTGAAGGTTCAGGTTTTGCTGTAGCATTGCGGGTTGTAGATAACGGTGTTTCTGTACCGTACTCTCTGAAGGGTTTTCAGTTAGAGTTTACAGTAGCAGCAAGAAGGTAATAGGAGAGAAGAATGGCAGGGTATATACGTCAGAGTACTTACACGGATGGAGACGTTATACAAGCGTCTGATTCTAACGTAGAGTATGATGCACTGGTTGATGCATTTAGTAGTGCTACTGGACACGCACATGACGGTACTTCTGCTGAAGGCCCTGTAATAGGTCTCATTGGTGACGCTGGTCTAACTACCCCTTTAAACAAGATTGTAGTAGATACAACTGGAGATAGCATAGGCTTCTTCATAGATGTCGCTTCTACTTCCACACAGCAGATTAGTGTTAAAGACGGTGTTCTGGTACCAACTACTACTGATGATATAGACTTAGGTACATCATCTCTATTATTTAAAGATAGCTACTTCAGTGGTACAGTACAAACAGTATCTCTTGAGGCGACTAACATCAAGGCTAATGATGGTACTTCTGCTATGACTATAGCTGATGGTACAGGTGTAGTCACATTCCCTT